TGAAATCCAAAGAAGAAAAGATGCAACCTGACTTGCTCTACCGCTACCGGCCGTTGGGCGAGAAGTCTTTGTTCACGCGCGAGCTTGACGCGCTGGAGAAAAGTTATCTATATGCCCCACGATTTGACCAGATGAATGATCCAATGGAGGCTCTGTTCGAGGTGGCAACCGCAGACGATGCCATGGCGATTCTACTACCGCCAAGCCTAGTAGCCATTGGCACCCGCATCCTTGAGACAACTGCAAAGATCGCCAAGGAATCAGGCTTGATTTCGATGTCAGTTAACCAGCTGGACTACCCGCTGTGGGCCTACTACGGCAGCAGCTTTGGTGGCATGTGCCTAGAATTCGATACTGCGGAACTAGAGATCGGATTGCTAAGCCGTGAACTCCTAATGAAGGTCGTCTACGACTCGAAGGCTCCTAACCCAGTGAGCTTCCAGTCCCTAGCATTTGCCGATCCTCTGCTACTCGTCAATAGACGACTGACCCAGAAGCGCGAGGAGTGGCGACATGAGAAGGAATGGCGCTATCTGGCTGGCCAGCCCGGCCCCAAACCACACACCGACACCGCGCTCAAGTCAATCTATCTTGGCCCCCGCATCAGATCCGACGAAAAATCGCGAATTCTCGAAGTCATGGCCCGCCGGCCGGTTGCTGTCTACGAGGGGATAGTGGACGGCTACGACTTAAAGTTCCATAAGATCAAGGCCGCGACGCCCTGGAGCGAATGCGATCGAGTAGGCTCAGGCCACTACAATCCCGATGAGTCACTATCGGCCGAAGATGAGCTTCGTAAGGCACTTGGATCAAACTTCGAAGCGCTGGGACGAAAGTGCAAGGAACTGAGCGAACACCCAAATATCGAGAGCATAGATGATGTGTATCTGACGAGCTCTGGAAGCGGTGTATTTATCACAACGACGTACGCTTTCAGGGACGGAACCCGTAGACCGCATGTCCACTACTTTGATGCCTCAATGAATCCGATCACTAAAGAGGCAGCCCTTTTGAAGGTGACCCCGGCGGGGGCTGATTGACCTCGATGGCCTCTTGGCGTGGCGCGCCCCAGAAGGGCGCGCAAGCGTATCGACCACAACCGCCTATCGCCCCTCTTGCTTTGGCCAAAACCTGAGCCCGCCTCCCCTCCCCTCGGAGTCGCGCTACTCCAAGGAAACGGGAGATCCTGGAGGTGCAACTCCCAGCATCCCAACCATGGGACGCGGATGCTCAACGTCAACCAGCACTTCAACAGACTGCCGGACCCCCAAAAGCTCCCGACCCAGAGGCTTGATGCGGGCGTAGGAGGAACTTCCCTCGCTAGAAATGGGCAGAACTTCCGCCACGCATGCAGCTACTGGGCTGATCAACGCAAACTGCGTGAGAGTTGTCACCTCACCGTGACAAACATCCTCCGGCACGTCCAGCAAGCCAAGAAACAGATCATCAACAGCGTCCTGGGGCGGCCAAGATCCGCCGAGATCAGACTCAGCCTGCTGCTCGACCATCCTTTGCCTTGCAAGATCTTCCACGAAGGCAAGATAGTGCACGTGGAACCGGGCGAAGAATGCCTCCGCCCCGCCCGTCCGCGGAGTTACCGGAAGCATGCACGGATAGTCATCTTCAAAGAACACACCACTCGCCAGATTGCCACCAAGTGTGCCGGACTCCGTTTGGCCGAGTGGAAACCCAACATCCTTTGGCAAGAGCGATCCCCGCCGGAGCCTGACCACCCGCTGCTCCATCAACAGCTGGATTGTCGCGCATGCGTCGGGACGCAATCCCCAAACAGCACAAAAACGAACAACTGCCCATCGCAGTGCGTCCCGGACATCTATTGCAGTCTCGAGCCTACCGCTGTCTATGGCCAACAGATAATTGCACGCACACAGGCCTATCGCGTCCAAGGAGCCAACTTCGGCCACGTTAAACATGGACTCCAAGGCATCTACTCGACTAGGCGCATAGCTGCTGAAGCCAGGGAGTTGGTGATGAAAAGCCACCAGGCGTTCAGTAATGGACGGCATCAGTAGCCCAAGACGCTCCATTAGCGATCGACGTACGCCTCGCAGCTGCTCCGCAGTGGGAGCCCCTGCGCCGCAGATCATCCAGATCGGATGCTCAAAGGCCTCCTTTGCAGCCGCGAACGCTGGATCCCGATGCACCGAGTCGATCAAGTATCCACCAGGGCCGCGCAGCCTCCCTGGATGATGCCCCTTGCTGAAGATCCGGTAGAAGGATCGGGGACGACCGTTCGCCGCTTGGGCGTGTACATCGAGCCCAACTCTGGGCAAGAGCGACTGATCAAGGTCATCCCAAGTCAGCCGATCGCCATGCAGCCTTCGTACAACGCAGGCCCACACGCTATTACGGACGACCAGCGCCCCATCGGTTGGAATCTTGCCACGAGGCATGCTTATGGATCTTCTGAAGCGGGACTAAAGAATCCCCTAGAACTGGCTGCAATTGTGCATGATGGAGCCCAACGGTAGCTAGGAGTTGGGTCATGCCTATCCAGAATCCAGAAGCAGCAGTCTCCACCGAACTCAGTCGCGAGCTGCTAGAGCGGCATGGGGAGCTCATGGGCGGCAGCGACCTCCAGCGGAACCTTGGCTTTCCAAACGGCCGCACCTTCGGCCGAGCCGTCCAGCGCGATCTTTTGCCGGTTCGCACCTTTCCGCTGCCAGGTCGGCGGGGGTTGTTCGCCAAAACGCGAGATGTCGCTGAGTGGCTGAACTCGCTGTAATGCCTAAGCACGCGAGCTGAGGCCGAAGCCAAAAGGCCCGCACCACTTCTGATCTGCTGAAACTCACTTGGGCGCACAGTGCGCCCCTGAATGGCTTGACGCCATAACTCCAGCTTCGAAGGAGGCATTTACCCCCCCCAGCCCATCAAATCTCCGACCCCGGAAATGAAATCGCCCCCGCAGCAACGGAGGCGATAGCCTCTCGCCGGAGCGAGAGGAGGTGAAGCTCTACGATAACGAATGTAGGCTCCCGCAATTCCGACTTCGTGTCAAGCAGCAAAGCTGCTTGAGCGGGCATCTGCGCGCGCCGACTGCCACCGTATGGCAGCCGGCACGGCGCCCCATGCCCGAAATCCCTAATGACCCTGCTGGCCATTGCCGCCAGTACCGAGCCTCATTCTCCGAGGCCAACCGGGAAGTCGATCGATGAAGATCCAACACTCAGCTGCCCATGCATTGAGTCATCCCGCAATCGCGATTGCGCAGCGCCACTCCTCGACCATGCGAACTGCAGTCATCCACAAGGAGGCAGCATGAGCAACCACGCGACCAATCCCGTGAGCCCGTTCCAAGGCGTAGCGTCTGCACGCGCCTCCGACCCGCTCCACAATGGGACGGATCGACCGCTGGTCCCCCGTGAACTCACCGCTGGCCAGATCAAGAGGGGGGACATCTTCACCTTCTTTAGCCCGAAAGAGAACCGGACGGTTACCGTACACGGCCCCCTGCAACTCGCGCTTCGGCTGCAATTGGAGTTTGATCCATCAGTGGCGGCCGTGACCGAGAGGCCTCGGTCCATCCCGGTAGGACTTGACAGCATGGAGCTGCATTTCTGGTTTCAGAGGCGCGGAGGCCAGGAGATCTATGCAAACGTCATTCCGAATTCGCAGACAGTACCCGGCGTGGATGGCAAGCGTCGTCCTCGCGAGCTGGACCGGCTTCGTTCAGCAGCCAAGGATGCAGGCATCTCTTTGCGGCTAATCACGGAGGACGAACTCAAGGCGCCCGGCGGCAGGAATGAGCTCTGCTACCAACTGCTCGGGTTCTGCCAGTCAGCCAAGGATCTGGGGAGCAGCCTGGCGTTGCGACAGGAAATCGCCGCGACCATCGAGCGAAGCGGCAGCATCAGTGCAGATGAACTCATCCATGAGCTTAGGCACCACCCTCGAACTCACATTCAGGGGGTCGTGGCTGAGTTGCTTCACGTCGGATTTCTGGCGACCGATGCATTTCCTCGAATGACGGGGCGATCAAGGATCTGGAGGGCCGACGCATGAGTTCCAAGTTCAATGCCGTCGACCTCGAGTCGATCCGGGCAACTCCAAGGCCAAATGGGATCGTACTTCCAGCTGATCAACAGTCGGAATTTCAAGCCCGTCTGTCCGCACTCACCAGCGTCCTTGATGGGGCAACCTTGGTCGACGCAGCCCTTCGATGGGGCGTGCCGCGAAATACCCTCTCTCGAATGATCCGGACCGCACTGCTCTTCGACGAAAGCGGTCATCGAGTCGGATACCGAGCCTGCATTCCCTATGCGCGATTCAGCGTGTCAGATCGCAACAATTCGGTCGTCCCCGATAGTTCACATCCGTTCGCCATGGATGCCGTCATGCAAGCCATCCCCGAGCTCGGCGATGCAGTCGCAAGATTCAAGGGCGCCTTGCCAGCGAAGTCCAAAAGGAGCCCCGCGTTCGACAGACTGCATTCCCAGTTCGTGAAGGTGCTGACTGGGAAGGGCTTTCAGGCCATGTATCCGCTCAACATCCGCGACAAGGGAAGACGAGCACTAACCTCCCTCATAAGGCGCATCCGAGGCACAAAGAGCGAAAGTGAGATGCTCTTGGCTGCGGATGAGCCTACTTCCACCCGAATCGAGAACCTACTCAGCATTCGGCCATTTGATCGAGTTGAGTACGACGAGCATTCCGTCGACATCGACGCATGGCTGGCCATGCCGATGGCGGACGGCTCATTCCGGCTAGAGAAGATTAGTCGGATCTGGCTACTGGCAGTTGTTGATGTCGGGAGTGGCGCCATCCTTGGATGGGAAATGGTGCTTGGCCGGAAGTACGAGCAACACGATGTAGTCAGCCTGTTCGCGAAGATCATGAGCCCCTGGCAACCAAGGGATCTGAGCACGTCGAACTTAAGCTACTCGACTAATGCATGGATGCCGTCGATCTACCTAGTGGATGAGGTAGTGATGAGAAGCGCAATGATCGCAATGGACAACGACTCATCCCATCACGCCAAGATGACAGTCCGAAATCTCATTGATCATCACAAGGGAATCCTGCACTTTGGACGATCCGGGATGGGCGAAGGTCGCCCCTACATCGAGGCTCTATTCAAGAAGATTGAGAATGGCCTGCTGCGCCACATCGCCGGCGGCTTTGCTCCCGCAACGCAAGTGAATGAGCGTCAAGTCACTACAAAGCTTGACGGGAAAGACCACCCCATCCTCCTGGAGGTCTTGAAAGACCTCATTGACACCTATGTTACCTCGCACAATGTGACGAGCCGGTCCACTCGCGAACCGAGGTCGCCCAAGCGAATCATTGATGAGCATCTGGCATCTGGGGAGTGGGTGTGGCATGCACCTGGCACCGAAGATGACGTGAGAAACATGACCGTTAGGCGGATGAAGGTGACCATCAGAGGCTCCAGAAGGAGTGGTGTACCTCCCCTCGTCTATCTCGACCACGCTAGGTACAGGTCACCAACACTGTCTGGACAGTGGCACCTGATTGGGCAGTCGTTTGACGCAACCTACGAAGACTGGCAAGACATTCGCAAGCTGACCCTCTGGAGAGGCGGTAAGCGTGTACTCACACTTCACGCTCTCGCCCCATATGCGAGCGTGGCCCACACGCTGTCGATCAGGAAGCGCGCGGCACGCTGGGCGAAGAGCGACGCGTCACGGGAGCCCGGTAACTACTGTTTAGCCGACAACATTGAGGCCTATCACGCAGCCGTCCGATCGGCGGCCGCTGGCATCAGGGACAGCGCCTCGCTCATGGCAGCTGGCGACGTGCCCAAGCAACCTTCCACGACCAACAGTCAGGGGCAAGGCTCTCCACTGATGGGAATCCGCAGGGCCACGTTCAACACGAGGCTCCGCTGATGAAGGCCCCGGCGAGCCTTGAGAACCACCCAATGCACGCGCGACATCGCCCCAATATCCAGACTCTCCCCTTACTGCGAATGGCATCTGGATTCGCCACGTGCCTGGAGTATGGGCGGCCGAGCCTGAGGATCATTGGCGATGGCCGGTGTGGGAAGTCAACTGCCACGCGAATACTTGAAACCACCACTTCTTGGCGACCTTTTCCTATTGGATTCCTCCGGATGGTCGTCGGAAAACCGACTACCCCTAGCGAAGGCAACTTCTTCCGCGAGGTCATCCTTGGACTGGGCATGAGGGCAACAACCGTAGCCAGCCCGCAGGATCTCCTCCTCAGGATCATCCGGGCAATTGAGCAGGAAGCCGCTAGAGCATCGGCCGACGTGGTCGTGATTGCGATCGATACCGCTGAGCAGCTCACGCTCAAGGACTATGCCCACCTTGCAAAGCTTCAGAACCACTTCCTCGGATCATCAGTGCAACCGTTCTTTCTCTTCATCCACCAGAGCAACAGCGTGATTGGAGGCGCAGACGATCTTAGTCAACTGGCGCCGCCACATCTGTATGGCCGATTCTTTGTCGACAGCCATCCTTTTACCGGGCTTCTCTGGGACATCCCGAAGGAGGACGCTGACGTGCAGGACGCATGTGACGTCGCCTTGGCATTTCGTCAGCTTGACCAAGTTATGAGATGGCCGGACGAGGGCGGAAAGACCTACACCGAAGCATTCGCACCCTATGCTTACAGCGTTGGCTGGCGCCTTGAGAAGGAGACCGAAGCGATACGCGAACGAATTGAGAACCTTGCCAATCAAGGCAACTATCCCGTCCCCAGGGATTGGCTCATGGCCTCTTTCAACCAGTTTGTTTACCACCTACTCACCAAGATCGCCGCTGGGCGCAGCGATTTCGAAGGACTTACTACCCAGCACATCGATGAAGCTCTCCTGCGCAGCGCATACGCCGGCTTCGAAAGCTCAAGAAATAGGGCCGCAGGCAAATGAGGAGCGGCACTCAGCTGGTCGGAGGCAACCTCCGACTTGTTCCATACCAATCGGCTTTTGGCTGCGTCGCGAGGCTATCGCGACTGAACCAGGCCAGGCGGGTCACGGAGTACTCACAGCTCCTCGGAATCAAGCCAAACAGACACATCAACCTGCTCTTGAGCCTGACGACCTCGCAAGTACAACAAGAGGCGCTCTCTACAACCCTTGGGATCGAGACTCCGCCCGAGTGGGACTTAGCGGCGTGGTATCCGTTCATAACTGACGACCCGAGACTGCCCTCCCATCTCAGGTTGAGGTACTGCCTTCCATGCATCAGACTCGGGTATCACACCACACTGCATCAGCTGCCCTGGATTTCCACGTGTCCTTGGCATGGCGTTCGCCTGCGCCAGAATTGCCCACGATGCAATGGATTTCCGGTGACAGTCGCCGGCACGCCCACGAAGTTGCTCACCTGTGCGTGCGGCTTTGACCTTATGAATGAGTCAGCTTCCGCCTTGCAGAGGCAGCCCCACCCCACTGCTGCGGCGTACTTACAGGCCTACCTCAACTGGTGCGCGGAGCAAAGGCGTACAAGTCGGCTGATCGTAACTCCAGGGGCGCACATTGATCCCAGCAGGATTTCCAGCCTTGTGGACCTCCCTCCTGGCCTGGCGCTACGCCAGGCCAGGAGGGTCTGCAACGCTAAAAGGTACAGACTCACGACACACCTAGACCAACAATCACCACCAGCAGGCGCAGACACAGCACGACGCGCAAGCCATACGGACCTTGAGGACGACTCAGACCCAATCCTCCGTCACATTGACCAGAATGCAGCCAAAGGTTCCCGACGAGGTCGATCAGATCAGTCCTTTAGCCATCAAGGTGAGCGAGTCGCCGGAGCTCAGGATCAGCCGGCTCCGGATGGATGGAGCAGCTACGCCGCGACGATGCCAGGTGGGCGCTATCGAGCTATTCACCCCAACTACTTGAGCTTCGTAGATGAGCTCTTGGACAAGTTCAGCCATTCCAGTCCGCGACTGGTGATGAGCAACGCGGAATTCGATCTACGAGTGAGATTGGCGGTGCTCGCCCAAGGCTACGCGGAGGGCATTCTCCTCTCGGAGCATGAGGGCAACTTGAGCGCGCTTCCGGAGCGCTATAGATCGCCCAGTCCCATTGCACTGTTGGATACGAGCCATCCACACGAGCTGCGCGTGGCGTTCGGATAGCACACTCTCCAGCTGGCGCATCGCCCGTCCCCTTCTCTAAGCTCCTGACGTGACGGAGCCCTGCGCAATGCTGGCTCGATCTCGAGCGGCACCGCAGCCAACCCCTGCTCCGTGCCTCGCCTCTATCAAGAGGCGGGGCCGGCCTGAAGGAAGGCCTTCATTACCTTCCTGATAGCCTCCCCCCCCAATCCTTCGAAATCTGCTTGAGGACGATCATCGGCAGCTCGTAGGGCAAAGCCCACCCCCCAAGAGATTGAAGGCGCGGACTGAACTGCAGCGACGCACGCTGCCGCCCCATTGGCTTTGCCCCAAATTGTGAGCCGTGCATTGACGCTGCACCAACTTCACGCCCCAGCGTTGTGCAATGACCAGCTCAACAGCACTGGCTCAAGCGCGATTGTGGCGCAAAAGCCAATCAACCCCCTTACGAATCAATTACATGTAGATTCAAAATCGCGCGCGTGCAACACATGGAGCCTGATCGTGCGTGATCGGAAACTGACCGGCCCTTGGGCCGGTTTTTCGTTTAAGGGTGGCCGACTGGTCACGCCCGAGGGCCGCGAGCTGGAACCGCAGGATCTGGCCTGGCTGTCGCTCACCGCTGCGCAGGCACAGGAATGGCGCCGGATGATGGGCCAACTCCGCGGCGATCCTCGATCGGGACACCCTCGAAACCGTTGCAGCACTAAGGCTGCCAGAAACAGCTTTCCTGCAGTGCCGGCTGACGTGATCGAGGTGGCCACCTTGATGGCCCGGCGACAAGAGCGGTTGTCCAGGGCGATGGCTGGCCCCGACGCCGAGCCGCCAGCAGCAGTCCTGCCGGTACCGGGGCCCAAACGCCGCCAGCGCGGGTGAGGCGCTTCCGTAGGGGCGCTGCCCCTACACCCCGGCTACAATGCGCTCAGGAAGCCTTGGGGAGACGTATGGAGCGCGAACGACCGGAATACCTGCCGCCTATCGAGCGCCGCCGCTGGTACTTCCCATGGCTGATTACAGGCTTTCTGACCGTGGTGAGCCTTGCCACCATTGGTGTGCTGACGCTTGGCCGCACTAACAGTGCCTGGAGCGAGCGCTTTGAAGGCTTGCGGCGCGCTGCCGAAACCGTAGAACGTCCAGCGGCAACGTCCAAGCCTGCACATGCACCAGTCACGCCCGGACGTGAGGCGACCGCTGCGCCCGCTGCGCCCGCTGTGACGGCTGCCCGTGCACGACCCGAGCAGATGGACCGAAACGTGCGCTGCATCAACGGAATGCTGTTCCGTCGAATCGAAGGCGGCTGGGAGAATCTGCCGGGTTCGCGCTGCGGGGAACAGCCGACCAGCAATGTCCAGTGCTTCGCTGGAAAGCCCTACAGACAGATGGCCGCTGACGGTGGCTGGGTGCTTTCTCCGAACGACCGCTGCCCGTGATCCGTCACGATAATCAGAAGCTGGCCGGGTACGGCTTCGACTCTGGGAATGTCCCCATCGGGCGATCACCGACACGCACCAGCGTGCTTCCGTTCGCGGTAGACGTGCCCTGCCCGCCACTGACGCGGACGCCGGCGCCGGCCTCACTCCCTGCGGTCGCAAGGCCCGCGCCCGCGCTCGCGTCGTCCAGGCGATATAGGCGCGAATCCACGTCACGTTGCGGCGCCTGACGCGGCCATGCGGTGGCAATCACGGTGAAATCCTCGGCGGTCAGCTTGGCCCCGTAGGCGAAGACACGAACCCGGTAGCCCATCGCAATGAGGGCGTCAAAGCTCAGCTGATCGGCGGTGTTGTTGCTGCTGTCGACCCACTCGACCATGCCGACCTGGCGCTCACCGAACGACGCCGTAAGCGCCAGCCGGATGCGGTTCGATTTCGACAGCTGGGCGACATAGCGTTGCTCAGGGGTGAGCTTCGCCAGCGGATCGGGCTCGGCCCTCTTGACGGGCACTCCGGGCACCTGCGGCGCCGGGTTGGCGGTACTGGACACCTCAGCCTTCATGCCCGGCAGATCGTCTTTCTTCTCTTCGTCCGGCACCAAGCCGCCACCGGTCATAAAGAACCGAATGAAGACAATAGCGCCAACGAGGCCGACACCCCCAAAGATCGCGCCCTTAAGCGCGAGCGCCTTCCAGATGTTGGTGCCACCTTCCTCGTATACCTCGGTGTTCTCCGATCCCACGGCGTAGCCGTGGTAGAGCGGGTAAATCTCCGGGTCGTACTTCTCGGTCTTGCCCCCTACCCGCTCATACTTGCCCGGCGACGTGGTGTGGAAGAACGTCACCCGATAGCGGTTCTTCATGCCAACCGCAGTGAGCTTCTGGAAGACATTCTTGCGCTCGATGCGTGCGCGTACGGCCTGATGCACGCGGTTGATCCACTGCGTCATGATCACCGCATCGCCGCCATTCTGGCCGAGCAGCGCCCAGAAGTTCTCCACGGCATCTGGTAACGGCTGGCGCTGTGCCACGTAAAACTCATGGACCTCATCAATGACGCACAGCGAGTCCTTGAACTGGTCCGGGATGCACCACTGGCCGGTGGCATCATCCTTGTAGCAGGCAAACGTGTTGGCGACGTCCTTGGTATCCACCAGCGTGAGCAGCTGATGCACCTCATCGATTGGCATGCCCAGGTACTCGGCGATGCGCTCATGGTTCAGGCCATTGAGGCGAGCGAACACCCGTCGCCCTTTCTTGATCGTCGGCAGAATGTGGTTCTTTACCGCGTCGTAGCTCTTGCCTGCGCGCGGCACGCCTTCGTTGAAAACGAGCATGTCACCATTTCCCCAAGGTCAGAATTTTTCGGGTGATCTTGAACGCGATCCCCAGTGCGATGACGGCCAAGCATTCGCCGATGCGGAAGGTTTGGACGAACCAGCCCACGGTGGAACCGGCGTTGCCAAGCAGTCCACCGATGCTGTACTGCTGCATGAAGTCCGGCACCGGCAGGCGCTCAAACGCCATGACCACCAGTTCAAGCACGGCCTTGATGGCAAGGATGATCAGGTCGTTGAAGAACTCAACGATCGCATCCCAGAACCGTTCAATCTGCTTGCGAAACCACGTAGTGAGGTCTTGCAGCCATCCGGCCTGAGCGGTCACGAAAGCGGCGAAGTGCATCATGTGAGTGCAATCTCCCCGGCCTTGTACGCGGCCATCGCCAGCAGCACCCAGCCGATCAGCTGCAACAGCGCGAAGATGGCGCCGCTACAGTGCAGGTCGAACGTCATGGCCTCCCAGTACGCCGACGCTGGAACGGTGAACACCGGGCAGCTGCCGCCCACAGAAACCGTAAAGAATCGCTTTGTAGCGTCGATGATCGGCGCCTTCTTTACTCGCTGCTCAAACTCGGCGTAAACCTTCGGAATAGTGAGGTTCTTGTCACGCTCGTAGAGCGGACCGCCATCCTCTCCGGGCGCACCTGGGTCATCACCATCGCCGTCACCCTCCCCCGGGCCGGGACCGGGCCCAGTACCGCCACCGCCGTCGCCATCCCCATCATCGCCACCGCCGTCACCATCGCCCGGACCGGTACCGCTACCGCCGTCACCTCCACCGGGGTTGGTTCCACCACCACCATCACCATCGCCGCCGCCGGGGTTGGTCCCGCCACCACCATCGCCGCCGCCAGTATCGCCTCCGCCGCTGCCCGGATCGGTGCCGTCGCCCGCAGGCGTTGGCGCGGGTGCGTCCGCCTCAGTGCAGGTACCCCCCGTTGCGGTGTAAGAGTAGCCAACCACGCCCTGGGGATCGAGCGAGCTTGTGTACATGCAACCGTTGTGACACGCATTGACCGAGCCAGCCGTAGTCCCGCCCTCCCAGCCGAATTCCTCGGGGCGAGCGGTACATTTCTTGTCACTCGGGTAGGCGTAGAAAACCGAGGTTGCACCGACAAACACGCCCTTGACACCTGCGGAGTAAGTCTTTACCCAACCATCGAAACCCGGTGTATTGCCAATAGTAGCCGCGGTACATGCGCCATACTCACCGGCCGGATACTTGATGCGCGTCGCTGCCATGAACACCTGGCACTCAGCGAACGCTGTGCCTTGATCGCATCCCTGATAATTGCCCTGCATATAGCATTGCTGCGATTGCGCATGCGCGCCATCGGAGAGCAGCAGTCCGATAGCGAAGAAGATGGCAACGAGGCTCTTCACGCGTCCAAGCCTAGCGCTGCGGCAATGCCACACAGCGCGCTCAGAAGCCCGGCAAATAGGCACAGGATCATCCTAGCCTCCGAGCGATAAAGAACCGCGCCACCTTCGGTGCAGCCCACAGGCAGAACCTGATCTGCGCGTACAGCGCTGCGGCCCCCAGAACGGCCAGTGCAGCCGTTGCGGGCTGCAACGAGGCCATGATGCTTTCAAAGTCCATACGCCCTCCCAATAGAAAGGGGCAGGTTTCCCTGCCCCACCCTGCCCCTTCGCATTAACGGCCGAAGAAGCCCGCCACCTTCTTTGCTGCCCAGCTGGAGAAGCCGACCAGCGCGATCAGCGCCGCTGCGGCGACGACGGCAGTGGTGGCAGAGGCGACGGACAGGCCGTCCAGAATTCCGCTGAAATCCATGGTGATGCTCCTTTCATGAGTGGATGGGTTACCGGTTGGTGTTGAAGAACGACGCCACGGAACCGGCGATCCGGGCGACGACGAAGAAGAAGAGAATCAGGGCCATCGGCGACACCGCCCACACGGCCAGCTGCTCCTTGGTGGGCGGCTGGAATGCCTCAGCAATCAGACTGACGGTGGAGGCCTCTGCGCTGCTCATCAGCACGTACCCCGCGCACTGATCGACGGGCTGACCAGTTGGGATCAGCGTTCCGTCTTCCCCGAAAGCAACGCAAAGGCCCATGGGTTAGGCCTGCCCTGCCGGGCGCGGTGCAGCCTTGGGCACCATGCGCAGCACGGTGAACTTGCTGAGCGACAGAACGCCCTTGTTCACCTGAGCCATTGCGGTGACGTCGAGTTCGTACTCACCCTCGGCATAGGGCTGCTGGCCCTTGTCCAGGCGCACGTCATACGGGTACGCGAACCCACCCGTTTCAAGCTTGGCTTTCTGCTTGCGCGTGGTGTATTCGACGTTCTCGCCCGCGTCGTTCTTGAAGCTGCCCCCACGCTCATCAACGCTGGACGACAGGACGGTGACCTTGATGACGTTCTGCATTTCGTTACCCCTTCGAGGTTGGCTGTACGGCCGCGATTTCGGGCCAGTGCGCTGCTGTGTCACCTGTGACCCACTTCGGCAGCGATGGCGAAGTGCAGGATTCCATTACTGCCCGCAGTGACTGATCGTCGGGACAGTTTTTGCAAATGAAGTTGATGGCCGCACCGTACTGGCGACGGATGTGTCGGCGAACGCTCTTCCACGTCGCTTCAACGGCGGCTTTCGTGATTTCGATGCGCGTGGCGACGCAGCGCAGAAAGGACAGGACCGGATAGGCACCCAGCAGGTAGGACGCCGGATCGCGCAGAATGTCGAGCGGCAGTTCCTTGCGGTTGGAATTGCGGAATTGCGCTTCATAGCGCACCCACGGCGAACTCTTGTCGCCCTGCTCCCTGCCCTTCTCATAGACGCGCAGCTGCTTTTCCGACTTCTTGCCGCCGACATAGAACGTCTTGCCATCGCCGCTGTCGTAGTCGTCCACCAGCTGCGCCTTGGGGCGCTGACCACGGTTGTCGAAGTCACCATTGGCGTACCACTTCTGCGCCATACGCAATGGGTAGTCGCCCACCAGGTCATCAGCGCACACGTCGACACGGGTGATCCTTCCGGCGCAGCTTTCGAGCTTCGCTCGAAGCTCCAGCCACCGCTGCGCATGGCCGCAGCGCGCTGCGCCTATCGCTTTGCATCCATCACCGGTTAGCTCGATGCGAGCGGTATACGTGCCATCGGCACGGCGGCAATCTTCGCCACCCAGTTCGATCATGCCGACGAACTTCTTGGCAGCGTCGATGATCTTGATTCGCCACGTATAGAAGCGACCGCCGCCCACGGTTTCATCAAGTTCAAGGCCCAGCCCGGCGAAGAACCAGCAGAACACCTGCAGGGCCGCGATGCGGGCGTTCTCCGGAGAGAACTCGATCCACTGGCGGACCTCTTCGAAGCTGTCACCATCACGGAACGCGAGTTCGTCCAGCGCTGCGCGCAGATCGATGGAAGCGGAAAACCAGTCAATGCCGACCGTCAGGGTTCCCTCGGGGTTCCTGAATTCACTGACTCCCCTGTTAGACGAGGGGAGTCCCGACTCGGCCAGCACCGCGCGCTCACCGGCCATTGGAGCGATCCTTCCGAAGCTTCCACAGGCGGCGAAGCCCCAGCCATGCCTGCTCAATCACGATGGAGACGATGGCTCCGCCCACGACGAGCGACACGAACACAACGAGTGCCGCGAGGCCCATATCGAACTCCGCCAGCTCGGCGAATGAGGGATACCTGCTCATGCGGCGCGCTCCTGCTCTTCGGCAAATCGGGCTGCGGCCAGCAAATCGCCGCGCTTGGTGGCGGCGATTTCGGCCTGATAGCGCGCTTCGTGATTCGGGGTCCAGCCGGTTGCGGCCAGTTCGGCGCGTGTCTGAGCTACGAAGGCCGCTTCGTGTGCACTGCGACGGGCGGACTCCCCACGCCGGTCGAGGCACCACGAAACGAGTTTGGCGCTGCCAATGGATACGGCCACGATGGCCGCCAGCAGCACGAAGGCAATGAACGGATCGATCATCCCTGCTCCCCTACCCCAAGCCCCAAGAGAACCCGCCAGCGGCCTTGGGGTGCCGGTGGCGGGTGTCACCAATCTGGTGACGGGGCGCAGTGTATGCTTCTAGGTGACAACTCTGTCAACAGGTTGGTGACATGATTACGCTAAATAAAATCCTTGACAGTGCGCGAAAATCGTGTTCGCGGGATAGCGATGCGGCCGTGGCCGAGGCCCTAAAAGTGTCCCGACAGACCGTGATGCAGTGGCGCTCTGGAGCACGGCGCATCACCGATGAGCATCTGATGGCAGCAATCGAGCTAGGACGCCTTGACCCTGCACTTGCAGTGCTCGTACGTCAGGAAATGGCCGAAACGAAGGCCGAAAAGAAGGCATGGAGCACACTGTGGGACAGGCTAAGCGCGGCGGCGGCAGTGCTGGTGCTGGTAGTGGTCGCAATGCCAGGCGTCGCTCGCGCAAAGTCCTTTGAAATCAAAGGCATGGATTCTGGCAACGCCGCAGTCTGTATATTATGTTCACAGCAGGATCGCCACCCAAGCGACCCGAGCCTTCCCAGCCCTCAGATCCCAAAGCCTCCCCCTGGGCCATCTTGCCCACTCAGTCCCCACAGCGCTGATAGTCAAACGGAATCCGCAGGATCTTCCCATCATCTCCCGGACCGGAGATGCTCGCCTTCAGCGCAGTGCCATCACGCCGGTACTCGATGCGCTTCGGGAAGTCATGCTGCGGGTTCTCGAACACCACCCAGTTTTCGCCGTGGTCAGCAATGACGAACGTGGTTGGCGCCACGCCATTGGGCTGCACATGCAGGCCAGCTGCTTTGCCTGCAGGCACCAGGCGCATGTACTCGAATGACTCCATATCGCCGTGGCTCAGCGTGCGCGACATCCCAAGCAATGCGCCGCCGGCCTCGGGCAGCCAGACCTCATCAAGCCTGCGCTCCTCGGTGCCGCCACACCAATGCCCGGCCAGCCAATCGAACTCGGCCGGTGCAGCCATGGCCGCGCCGCTTCCCAACGCCAGGCCTGCGCCCAGCACCGCCACCTTCGACTTCAACAT